AAAAAGGATTAGTGCGAGGCGGTGATCGCCGCTTCGCATTTCGACTCGCGTGTCGGCTCGGCTTTCCAAACGTGAATCAGATGTTGCGTACGATGTCGTGGCATATGTTTCAGGAATGGAAAGCCTTCGAAGACCTGGAACCATTCGAAGACTACCGTGCGGATATGAATGCCGCACACATTGTTCAAGTACTAGTTAGAGACGGACGGAAGCTGAAAGACTTCATACTACCGTTCGGTGATCTCACTATTCCAACGGCACCGAAACAGACGTTGGAGTATCAAGAAGCAATGATCGATGCGTGGATCTTCGGTAGCAATGCGGCCATTGCTGCTAAGGAAAAGGGAATCCGCTGATGGCTATCGATCTTGAAGCAATTCAAGGTGTAATAAAACTCAAAGACGAATACACCGAGACGCTCGAGACCGTCCAGAAGAATCTCGAGAAGTTCGGCGGTGAACACACGTCGTGGGTAACGAATCTGGTTTCCGGTGAAGCATTGGTAGCAACGGCCTTCGTTGCTGCCGGTGCTGTGATCGGAGCCGAACTCATTGCCCTGGGTAACGAGTCTCAGGAAGTTGGTCAGCAGTTCGGACGGATGGCCACGCAGTTCAACATCCCCGTTGAGGCCATCGACAACTTGGACTTCGCGATATCCGCAGCGGGAGGTACGCTCGAAACCTTCGGTAATTCGTTGTTCATGTTTCAGAAACGTCTTGAAGACAACGCTGATGCAGTGGACAAGGGACTCAACAAGCTGGGACTCTCAGTTGCTGAGCTCAAACAACTTCGACCAGACGAGCAGCTGCTGAAAGTTAGCGACGCATTTCGAAGTGCCGGAACAGAGGTGAACAAGAGCGCGGTGGCCTTCGAGATCTTTGGCCGTCAAGGTAGAGAGATCCTACCGACACTGCTCAAACCGTTGACGGACCTTTCCGAAGAAAGTGAAAAGCTCGGTCATCTCTGGAGTGATGCAGAAGTCGCGGCGGCAAAGGCGTTCGGTGCAGAGGTTCGGCATTCGGCGACGCTTACAAAGGAAGCCTGGGAAGATGTCGGTCGAACCGTGGCACCATTGACCAATGAACTCACGTTGGCATGGGATCGACTGAAGCTGGCATCTGCGAATGTGGCGCTCGCGGCGGTTGAACTGATATCGTTGAAACCCATTGCCGACTATCTCGGCAATGATGCGTTGGAAGCCGAAACTGCTGCCGCAAAACTTGACACCGTAAACAAAGCGTTGGAAGCTGGTGCTCCGGCCGGAATTAAGTACGGTGAGGCAGTAAAGTTCCTCAACGAGCATTTCTCTCAGTCCGGAGAAGTGATTGATCGAGCAGCGGTAAAGCTCGACGAGCTCCGCAATCAAGCGTACATACCGCTGACAGCAGTCCAGGAACAGGAGATCCTCGAACTGAATAAGTTCGGGCAGTCGATGAAGGACATCGCTGAACTGACCGGGACCAATGTGGTGGCGGTAAAGACACTCATCGATGCGCACAAGGAGCAGGAAGCCGCAATCAAGAAGACCGCTGAAGCTGCCAAAGAGTGGCAGAAGATCATGGACGATCTGAACTCCGTTGGAAGGACTCACAAGGAGACGTTGGATAGCGTCAGCGGTACCGTTGTGGAAGCCATAAAGTTTTACTTGCAGGCCGGCATCTCCCAACAGGAATTGGCGAAGGCGTACGGTTTGACCAATGCGCAAGTAAAAGAAATCGATGGGTCCCTGAAGGAAGAAACCGAGTCTACGAAGAAAGCGCAGAAGGCCGCTGAGGACTGGGCTAAGGTCTTGACGGCCGTGGCTTCAGGATCGATGACCTTCCAGCAACAAATAGATTCCATTGACGGGAGTATTGTGTCCTGGGCTGAGCATCTGTTGCAGTCCGGCGTCTCAGCCAGAGACGTGGCCGCGTATTATGGTCTCACGGACGACCAGGTGAAAGCCTTAGAACAGGATCTCCATGCCGCAGCAAATGCAACGGCTCAACTGGCCGGCGCAAATGCCGCCAGTGCAAACGCAGTGAATGCGAATGCCAATGCAGTAAAGAAACTGTCATCTGAATTGGGTTCGCTAGCGAAAGCGTCTTCCGCTTCGTTCGATGTTAACAAGACCAACCTCGGTTCGACGGCCGCAAGCTTCGGACTCAATCAAGGAGATGTAACGGCGTGGGCGAAACTCGGGTATTCGTTTTCGCAGATTCTCCAGTTCGCGAAGCAAGGTCCACCACCACCCGGCACGCCCACCGGTCCGGGTCCGAAGATTCCAGGATTCGCTGAAGGTGGTTTGGTTATGGTTGGTGAGAATGGACCAGAGCCGGTACGGCTACCGTTTGGTTCATCGGTGTATCCATCCGGTACGCCACTCTCGGCAACTGGTGGCGCATCACGTACACAAGTCAACAACATCTACATCAACGATACCCTTCGCAGTGCGGCCGGAAAAGTTGGTGATGAAATTCTTCGAAAGACCGGCGCATTGTTCGGATCGAATTAGTCATGGCTTTCAACTGGACGAAATTCAATACCGATACCGTTGCCGGCACGCCGACCTACAACAAGTGCATCTTTGCCGGTGGATCTATTAACCTGTGGGTCATCGTGCAATCGCGCAGTCTATCAGATGTCAAACGTATCTTAACCTCACCTGATGGTCAGACATGGACACTTCGCAGTACGCCTGAAGCGAACTCGTGGACCGGTGTCGCATTCAACGGCACCACGCTCGTAGCGGTGGCCAGTACTGGTGCGACCTTTCAAGTCGCGACATCGACGGATGGGATCACGTGGACCGGTCGTACGGCGTCAGAAGCGAATGCGTGGCAGGACGTGTGTTGGATCGGTGGTTCCATTAATCTGTTCGTGGCCGTCTCTCAAGGCGGTACGCATCGTGCGATGACCTCACCGGACGGAATCACGTGGACGAATCAAACCACTCCCGTTACGTTGAAGACATGGGGCGGGATCGCGACCAATGGAACCAACCAACTTGTGGCGTCAGCCGGTACGAATAGTACTCAGAGTATCATGACGTCGCCTGATGGCGTGACCTGGACGCTGCAAACCACGCCGATCTCGCTCGGTTTCCAAAATCGCGGCATCTCGTATTCGTCTACACTCGGACAGTTTATCGCATGTTCACAAACCGGTACGGGTCATGTCGTCCGTTCAACTGACGGCGGAGTGACCTGGACAGACTGGGGTACACCGCCATCGGGTTGGACACTGACATCAATTAAGCTAGCGATTTGGTCTCCCGAACTTACCAAGTGGGTGTTGGTTCATACTTCCACAGATGCCAAGGTTGCACTGTCGGTAGACGGTGATGTGTGGACGACGGAGTTGATGGACAACGGCGTGGACGATTTCTTTCGTCCATGGGCCGGTCTAGGCTACGCGTCTTCTCAAACAAAGTTCGTTATCTTCGAAGGTGGTGTGGACGCTGTGGCGAATGCGTCCGGTGCTGCCGCTGCCCCGAGTGTCGATCTCATCACACCAAACAGTGGAACCATTCGCGGTGGAACAGCGGTCAGTATCGATGGTCACGGCTTTACGGCCGGGGATCGCGTCTTCTTCGGTGCAAAGGAAGCGACGAGCGTTGTTGTCAATAGTGCAACCAACATCACGTGCGTGAGTCCGAAAGGGAACGCACTCGGTACGATTCAAGTTATCGTCAGAGGACCGAATGTCTAAGGGTGCGACATATAAAAACGATCTCCTGCTGTTGATGTTTAACTCTATCACGGTGGCAGACCTGGCACGTCAAGGTTTATCTGGTATCACCTTTCTTACGGTGGCGTTGCACACCGGAGATCCCGCATCAAGTCAAGCAACAAACGAGATCGCCTACACCGGCTACGCACGGCAGTTGGTTTCGAGAACCGCTGCCGGATGGGTAGTTGCCGGAGGCAGCGTGAGTCCAGCTGCGCCTATTAGTTTTCCACGTATGACGGGAGGTGCGGGTGGATCGGTTACCTTTTGGTCTGTCGGTACCGGTACCGGAAATTATCTCATGTACCGAGGAGCGGTAGCGCCAGCAATCGTCGTCGTCGTGGACGTCATTCCCGTCATCGGATCAGGAAGTACCATTACGGAGGCTTAGCATGAATCGAGTTCCGACCTGGAGAGAAATTCTCGTTACGGCACAAGGTGACGGTACCGCGCTCACGGCTGCGGCACGCGCGACGGCACTACCGGTGCAGGCCAAGGGCGTTCTGGATCCCGGTTTCTTTCAGTACGCTGGACGTATGTTACGTGTCTGGGCTGCAGGACGCATCTCCACCGTTATCACCACACCGGGGACCGCGAGATTCGATATCGATTTCGGTGGGACGGTGGTGTTCGACAGTCAAGCCGTCCTATTGGACGCGGTCACGGCTCACGTGAACATGCCGTGGGAACTCGAGATCACGCTCACCTGCCGAGCCGTCGGCACCAACGGAAATCTGATGGGTGTCGGCAAGTTCATTTCGGAAGTGGTCAAGGGTTCCGGTGTGATGCCTCTCGGGTCGTTGACCGCCATGTTGCCGTGGAACCAAGCGCCGGCAGTCGGTGCGAACTTCAGTACGATCGTGTCGCAAACCGTGGACCTGTTCTTCACTCAGACCGTAGCGACCGGGTCGTTGACGTTGCATCAGTATTGCCTGGAAGCATTGAACTAACATGCCCATCGCCATCGGCGGTCCCTATAGTCTTCCTCGCCCGTCCGGCTCCGGTATCTCCAACATCGTTGAAGGTATCGGCTCCAGTACGAATACAAGTGCGGGTTCGGCGATAGGTCAGGCCAGTGCCTTCATTGGTGGACTGCCGTTTACCTATACGCCGAGTCCGCTTAGTGTGTGGGCGCAACGCGTACATCGCGAGCTCGGACGCGCGTTGTCGATTGATGACTCACTCGGTCAGGTGATTGCAGCGACCTTCGCAACTAGTTTTACGACACCAGCCGTTGGTATGCAGATCAACTTGGACTTCGGAGCCGGCGATATTTTTTCCGGCGTCCTACTGACGGTTGAAGCCACGAAGAAGGGAGACTCAGACGAACTGTTTTATTTGGTCACTGCTGGTGACTATCAGTACATGTTCAATCGTCGTCGTCCGATTGGCGGTTTTCATAACGTATCGGCAACAACTGTAGCCACGACGCTCATCACGAACTATACTAACGGTTTCACATCCACGGGAATACAAGCGGGACTGCCGAAGGTTACAATCGAATTCGATGGATCCAAAAGCATGTCACAATGCTTCGAGGATCTTGCACTCCAGATTAACGGTAGCTTCCGGCTCAATGTGCGAGATGTTCGACTCTATGTGTACGACTTGGACGAAGCACCAGACGAACTCAACGACACTAATACCAACCTCCTGCGTGAGCCGAACTTTCAATGGACCGAGGATACGCGTCAACTACGGAATCGAGTTTTTGTCAAAGGCAGCGGCACCACAGTAGCAGCCAATGTTCCAATCGGCTCGACGACGATTCCTCTCACCGATGTCAATCTACTTCCAGGATCGGGAACCGCATACGTCGCTGGTCAGCTGGTAAACTACAGCGGCTTCTTCGGTGCACGTGTGGTCGAGAATACCAAGACCTATCCTAAGCCCACCATTCCACCGACCGTGTCACAAGGTGGGGGTGGCGGATTATACCCGGCCGGGAATTATTGGGTAGCGTACTCGAACGTGTATCCAGACGGTCATGAGACCACAGTGGGTCCACGTGCACTCGTGACACTCGACGGTACGCACCTACTGCATCTTTCAAATCTTCAAGTGTTCGGTGTACCGAGGAATGTCTACATCTCGAGAGAAGCCGACAATATGGATCCCGGAACGGTGGGACTGCTCGGAACCTTAGACAGTACTTCCGCGAGTGGCGACCTAGTGGTTACGCCGTTCAGTGCCGGTACCGGTTCATTCGAGATTGACTTCAATCCAGATGACGGTTCAACGCTTTCTGTACCGGTACCTACAACCGGTGAACGGACGGTTCACTTTCTCACGTACAACATTTTCTTGAACGGTGCATTCAATACACCGTATTCTATCAACACGCTTCCAGGAAACGGTTTCCGAGTAGTGATCGATACCACTGATGCGGATCCGAGCGGTAATCGTACGTCAGCTAGTATTTCACATACCGACTCCGGGTTTGATCCGAATGTTATCCTTACGGTAGAAAGTACGCCGTATCCGGGTGGCCAACATTTCTACGACCAAGATTTCAATCGCCCGACGATCTTCAGTTTGGTGACGGAGTTATTTACGCACCGAGTAAAGGTCGTAAACAACGCCGGTTCGGCAATCGATCCGTATCTCGTGTTTAATTGGCAGGCTAGAATTCTTCACGGTAAATTTGCATTGGACGGTTGGACCGGCCGACTCCCGACGGTGTCTACGGTCGGCCCACTCGCGGTTTCTGATCCTTCTCGATTTGATCCCGTAGGTAAGGTTGACGTCGGATCGCAAACCTTACCGTATCACAAGGTGGATGACCAACTCGTATTGGATGAAGATCCTGCGTGTCCGATACGCGCCAGTAGTGCGGACTGTCCGGATGGTGGAGGCGGTGGAGGCGGTGGCGGTGGGGATGCTGGTGGAGACGCCATCATTCCTTCGAACAACGGCTGCGAGACTATGGGTGATGACGCGTGTGGAACCGGATCCGGATTTGGTGTGGACGGTGCCGGAGCGACCGGCGGGAATGGTCCCACTACGTCAAACGGTTCGCTGTTGTTGACGGCGCCGATAACCATACCGATCCCAATGAACTCACCCATCAACTTCTGGGTGCAGCGAGATGACGTCGCCGCACAGGTTGCGGCAGCAGCGAGAGAAGGTGAAGGGGACGGCATCCATGAAGGTCCGGTGATCTCGGACGACAACATTCTGACCATACGACAAGCAGAGATTCGAGGGGACGGCGAGTTGGCATTGTTCAGTATGCCAATCCGTACGGCGAACTACTCGACACGTGATCCGAAAACGGCTAGTGGAAAGACGGTGTCTATCAATCTCACCAATCCGCCATTGGTTGGACTCTTCAAGATTCAAACCGTGGGCATCGATGAGATTCATATGGACATGGTGGAGAGTCTCCCGCCAGTGTATGCCGTATCGGCTTCCAGTGTGCGTTTTACTTTAGCGGACTTCCTTCGTAGACTGGCCAAACAATGACCGAGTTTATCGAGTTTGCTAAATCTATTTCATCCGTTGGTTTTCCCACACTGCTCATGTTCATTCTGTGGGGTAGCTACAAGGGTGTGTGGTGTTGGGGAAAGGATTTAGTCAAAGCCGAAGCTCGTGCCGACCGTTGGCAGGATATCGCCTTACAGTCGATTGGCTTAGCTGAGAAGAGTGTTGTAATAGCAAAGCGAACGTGAGCGCGGATATGTGGAATAAACTAGTGCAACAATGGCGGCAAACGTTCGGAACCGTCCCTTCTGACGCGCCTCATCAAGACGTGGCGTGGTTAGAACGGGAAGAAGCACGACAGATGCAGGAAGTTCGTGAACGACTGGAACGTATCAGAGAACAACTCATCATCATAGACCAAACCAAGACGCATCGGTATTGACCATGACCAATCGATTCTTCTTTCGGATGTTTCTTTTCGTTAGTCTTACGGCATTGGCGGTGACCACATTGTATGATACTTATCCGGCGTGGATGACGGCGGCAACCTTCTATCGTATTTTCACATGGACTATTCTGTTGGCCTGTTTGCATCGGCTCAATAAACTCCTCCTCATCGGTCAGCAAGATCGTATCGCTCGTGAGATTTCCTTACTCGAACTCAAAACCGCAGCGGATACGTTAACGATACAGACGGCTGAGATTGCTGAGAACGTTAAAAAACGAGAGAGTATCGCAGCGGAAAAGGTTCGAGATCAGTTAATAACTATCGACCAGAAGGTCGATGAGAACACCAAAGAAACTCGGAAGGCTGCAGAGGCCAGTGCTGAAGCGGCATCCGTAGCGAACTCCGTGAATGAAAAGATTGCCAGTACCAACGCTCATCTCGTTGAGGTGCTCAAGGTGGCGACCAACGGCAAGCAAAAGCCGTGAACACCAATCAGATCATTGACGACCTGCTTACGCGCGAAGGAGAAGGTAAACCTCCGTATCTGAACACACATGATGCCGGGGGACGTACGTCGTGGGGGATCTCCGAACGTGCGCATCCGGAAGCCTGGCGACCCGGCCCACCGACACGAGAGCAGGCGGCAGCGATTTACCGTCGTGTCTATATCGCACCGTTCTTCGCACTCGCGAAGATCCCCAGTACCGATCGTTTGGTTACGGTATTGGTTGATGATGCCGTGATGTCAGGAGTCTCTTCAGCCATCAAGCGACTGCAGTTCATTCTCGGTCTCGAGATGGACGGGATCATCGGACCAAAAACCATTCAAGCCTTGAAGTGGTTCGGCGCGAACGACATCATCGTGCAGCGGTACGTCGTCGAACGTGCGGTACGCATCTCGAGACTCGTACAGCAACGCCCATCTGATCTGCCGTTCCTGACGGGATGGATTACACGCATCCTGTCTTTTCTGCCAGAGGTAAAATAATGAAACGATTGCTTCTACTCGTACTCCTGCTCTGCGTCGTTCCTGGATGTAGCAATCAAGCACCACCCAATCTCACTCCTCAAGCCACTGCGGCCTTTTACAGTCATCGTGTCCAACGTGCATTGGATCTGATTCGTGACACTGTGCAAGACGGCTTCAACATGCAGCCACCGGTGTTCTCGCTCGCGACCGCGCGCAAGGTCACGATCTGGCACAAGGCGACGGTCACCACCATTCACGCAACCCAGAATGGATGGCAAGCGGCGGTGGACACCGGCCTCGATGAACTCCTGCACGCGTTGCCGGAGACCGAGTCTCGTTTGTTGCATCCGTATGCGACGTTGGCCAAAGCGATTCTCAAGGAGGTGATTCCGTAATGATGTATACCCTGTGCTGGATCTTCTTACGACTCCCTCGACCGATCCGGCACTGGGCCGCTCGACACGTACCCAAGGAAACTTTCACACAAGGAGAGCACATGACACCTCATGTCGGCGACGGAGCGGGACACGGACACGGTCGCAAGGAACACCCGATGCACAAGGCCATGCGGTCGAAGGCGATCGGGAAGATCAAGAAGCACTCGGACGTCGAAGGCCGGGTGCGCGCCTTCCTCGATAACGAGGTCGAGGATTTCGAGACCATGCTCGCTGGTGCGTCAGATCCAGCGGTCACCAAGGAACAGATCCTCGTCGAAGTACGTCAGGCGATCGAGGATCGCAAAGGCGACATCGACGAGATCGTGCCGTTCCTCGCGACGGGAAAGGTCCAGGAGTAGTTCACCGCAGTACGACAATCGTTTTTTGTTAGGAGTCAATCATGGCAAAGGCCTCACCGAACTTTCAGGCACAGGTCGCTGCGGCTCAGGCAGCGGCACAACGCGTGAAAGATGCGGCTCGTGCCGCAAACAACGATGCCGCCAGCAAGGACAAACTCCTTGCAGCGGCTCACGATCTCAAAGACGCCGTAGACGCGATCGTTTGGGACGACTAGTCCCGAACAATCTCTACCTCACGTATCGTCAGAAACGAAAGGAACTCCATGGCTAAGAAAGATCCGAATCACGAAGCGCAAGTCGCGGCTGCACAAGCAGCGGCACGTGCGTTCGTGGAAGCTCCCAGTGCTGAGAATGCGAAGAAGCTGAGAGCCGCAATCGACACCATCGTCTGGTCGGACTAGTTCTTCCACCGATACTTCCCGTATCCACCGGGGTACGGGAAGTTCTTTTCGGAGTATCTATGAATCCATTGATTGCATTGGCGCTCGAACAAACTCCCAATCTCATTCTCGCGTTGAAGGCAGCGTTCGCCAAGCGTCACCCGGACCTTCCGGAACCGACTAGTGAAGAGATCATCGCCGCATACAACTCCGCGTTCGTGTCCACGGTCGCGAAGGACGACGCGTTTCTCGCGGCCCATCCCGATGGAGGAGGACTGTAATGACGAAGAAAGTTACCGCAGTGGCGGTCGTGGTTGCTGATGCCAGTGGCAAAGCGATCCCCGGTACCGTCGCCTATCTCAAAGCACCGGAGCTCGTCGGCGGGTTTCTGTTCGCCATCACCAACGACAAAGGCTACGCGTTGTGGCCTGAGGTACCGGTCCCGTTCACCGGTGTGCTCCAACTGGCTGCTGCGGCCGCTCCGTACGGTTCCAGTGCTGATCACGGCGGTGAGCCGGTCAACATTCCGGACGGCAACAACATCACCATTCGCGTAGGACCCACTCCGGCGAATCCACAAGACGTCCAATTACCGCCAGCGTCTTTTCGTAAGGCCGCTGGTGGGAGTCCGACCATCAACGGCCGACTGCGAGGGAACGGACCACGCTTGTTCGACAACAGCGGTCCCTGGAAGTGGAAGATGGCGACCGGCTTCGATGCGCTCCGGTTGCTCATCACCGGCGGAGAAACGCAACTCCTGAACTACCTGCACTGGATCGTGTCCATTCGTGGCAACGGGATCCGTGTGTTCTGTAATTGGAAAGTCACCGGTCTTGACTTCCGTCAAGTGCCGGATTACTTTGCGTGGGTTCGGCGATTGGCCGTACTCACGAAGAATGAAGGCATGCGGGTGGAGCTCTGCGCTGTGTGCGATTTCATTCCAGAATCACTGACCGACGAACAGGCGTTTATCAACGCGATAGCGGAAGTCTGTTCGGAGTTCGAGCACATGGTATTGGTATTCGGCAACGAGCCATATCAAAACATGCAGAACCCGGAGTGGATTGTCAAGCCGGGATTCGAAGTGTTGATGGCGCGCGGGATGTGCAATCCGAATGACCCGGCCGCCGTACCGTATCTACCGTCCGCAGGCTTCACCACCTACCAGACCGTACGCTCCGATGACTGGATGCGCAAGGTCGGGAAGGACGGGATGGAAATCCGGAACGGCTTCGGCGATTCGTTCCCCGGTACCCACGACGCCACCATCAACACCGAGATGATGGGTGCCGCCGAAACCTATCAACCAGGTCGTCGGTCCAATCGGCCGGACGAATTCTTTATGGCCGGTGTCGCAGCCGCGATGTTCAACTCCGGGGCGACGGCGCACGGCGATAGTCAGACGATGCAGTGGTGTGAGGTCCCTGGAGAGATCGAAGCGAAGTGCGCATCCGAACTCTTCCGTGGGATTGATATCGTACCCAGCGATGCGCCAGTGTGGGACTACGCACGCTACGGTCCGGCGGCACCCGGTGTCCCGATGCCGGTCGAACCCGATCCGATCGACGGTGACGGAGATAACGTACGCATCCATGCGAAGGTAGGCGACACCATGGCGGTGGCTGTCAACTATCGATATTTGCTGCCGGGACATGACGCGTGGAAACCGAAGGGCATCAACGGATGGCATGTCGTCGAACAGGACGGCTCGTATGTGCGGTGCGAGCGGTAGATGAAATATTTACTTCCGTGCACGGTGTGCGGAAAAGAACGATGGACGGATCAGTTGGTCAACCATTCCGATCTTTGTCAATCTTGTGCGGCCTCACTTCGTTACGCACGCGAACGTCAGGCCGCACTCTTTCCACGACTCCGCCAGATCCAATCCATATTGGCACGGATGAAAATGTTTGCACAACCGTTGCCACGACTCCGTGTCACTTTCAGTTCGAAAAATGTTATTCATTCGGTAGTGGCATTGAAAGATGAGCTCGATCATTTGGAAAAAGAAGTGGCTGTC